TACAGTTTAGGAGTTAGCTGATGAGCTATTCATTATATAATCCGTTTATGTCTTGGAAGATGGAGCAACGCGCTTTTGGTGATCCGGAACCTAGCGGCGGCGGTGAGCCATCACCGAGTCCATCACCGTCACCAAGTCCATCACCTAGCCCGTCGCCTGCTCCGGCTCCGGCTCCTGCACGTTCTGAGACTGAGGTACAGGCTGACATTAACGCGGCATTAGACGCGAGTGGCGGCGACTGGACTCCTGAGTTAAATGATTTGGTATCTGAACGGACGGCTGTTCGGGATTCCCCGTCTCCTGCTCCTGCACCATCCCCGACACCGTCTCCCAGCCCAACACCATCTCCAAGTCCCAGCCCAACACCGTCGCCTGCTCCGGCGACCATTGGTTCTGTGTCTCCTACAGGTCAGTATGCTGGTGACGGGTTTGAGTTTGTAGAGAACGAGGGCGGTTATTTAACTCGAACATACACGGGTGCGAATGCAGATGCGGGTTTAGGCACTGATGTTATTGCTGGCGGCACGTCGGACACAAAGATCAAGACTCAGATTGCTCAGATATCTTTAGATGAGGGCACTCCTTTTGCAAACAGTGCGTCATCGGCTACGGATGGCGACTTATTAAACTTATTTAAGGACGGCACCTTTGGTGCGAGTGACTCTTATGCTGATCAGATTGGAGCGACGACTCCTGCTGCGCAGAAGACGGATTACAGTACCGAGAGTAGTTTTGGCGATGCTTTTGCGGAAGCTCGTAACAATTTGGGTGCGGGTCAGACGTTTACTTATAACGGCAGTTCTTATTCTACGGCGGTAACTGGCGAGGATTCTGCTTTGGATGCGGCGATAGCGTCGTCTTCTCAACCTGGCGGCACGACATCAGTGACTGATGTAGAGGTTGGACTGTCTCCTGAAGAGCAGTTAATGGAGCAATCTGTAACGACACCAGGTTCTCAGGATTATTTAGATTCGTTGGGTGCTTTTGATCCGTCTGTGTTTACGGAACCCGCTTCGACTACTGGCGGTTATGACGAGATTCCTGCTAATTTGTTAAATAGTTCAACCACCAGTGTTTCGCAGGATCTGTTGGATCAGATAGGCGGGGCACCTGGCACGACTATTGATAGCCTATTACCTGGCAACGCTACTGGCGGCACAGATTTAGCGGACATGAATTTTCAGGAGCGTTTTGCGAGTCAGAGTGAGTTGGCTGATGCTGATCCTACGGGTCAGAGTACGGCGACGGGCACACTTCTTTCGGATGGCTCTACTGTTGACACGTTGGTTTCAGATACGGATGACGGTCTCAAGACGTTTGAGGCGACTAAGGTTGCGGGGAGCAGCGATCCTGCGAGTATTCAGGAGGTTAGTTACACTGATTCGCAGGGCAATTCGTTTAGTACGCTTGCTGAAGCTCAGTTATCTGATTCTCAGGATTTGAATCGACGGTTAACGGCACTTAATACAGCGCCTCAAGAGATTAGTTACATCAATCCTATGGGTGGTCCGGAACAGTTAATCAACGCTCAAGTTGTTGACGGGCCTATTGGTTCGCTGAATCCCAACGCGAACAGCAATTTTTCGGGTTCCACTACTCCGTCTAGCAGTGGTGGCATGAGTTATGCTGATATGTTGCGAAGTTCTGGTGTTTCTGACGCAGAAATCTCAGGAATGCAGGACGCAATTCGCACAACACCTGTTGACACGAGTGATCCGTTTAATGCGTTTCCGACGGGCAGTGACATGGGTTCTGACACGTTTGGGAACTTTCTTCCTGGTGGTGCGGCGGATACTCTTAAAATAATTGGTTCGGGGCTTGAGTCTGTTGGGAACAGGTTTGCGGGTCAGGATATCGCGCAGGTTGGTTATGGCGAGGGTCAAGTTGACCCTGCACTGGCTCGAGCGGTTGGCGCAACGCCTGGTGCGCAAAGTTTTGCGTACGGCGACGAGTCTGCGCTTACGACATTTGGTAGAGACATGAAGGACGCGGGACAGGTACTGTCGGACCGCGTAACGGGGAACTTGAGCGAGGGTTACCGTGAGAACTTACAGGCTCCAATATTTGGAGACGACGGATTTAATCTTGACGCTTTGACATCCAAAGTAACGCGGGGCGTTGTTCCGGTTGCTGCGGCGTTGTCTGGTCTTTCGCTTGGCGTACCTGGTGCATTAGCTACGGGTGCAGTGATGACCACGGGTGACGTTGCGGACAGCACGGATCAACTGGTGCAACAGGCATATGACAGTGGTCAACTTGGGCCGATCAGCGACTCAGAGTTGCAGACTGTCAAGAACGATGTGAGAAACACGGGGTTTGTTCCGTCCATGGTGGGTGGTGCTGCGTTAAATCTACTTCCGTTAGCCAAAGGTCCGTTAGCCAAGCGTTTCTTAGCGAACGCTGCTGGTGAGGCTTTTGAGGAGGGGATTTACGAGCCTAATGTAGCAAATATAGCTACGGACTATACCGCGGGAACCGATTACGGTTTGACTGCGGATGCAGATGCTGCGCTAACAGCTGCGGTACTGGGCGGTCCTGTTTCTCTGGTTGGTACAAACACGACTACGACTACGAACGCGGCGGCGAACAACGGCGCGGGTCCCAATGTACAAGCGGAATCTCCAGGTAATCCATTTGCGGGTGGGCCAGCTAGTAACGTGATCAGCGGCACGTCGTTGTCATCATCAGCGACCAGCGATCCAGTGGTTAATACGGCCCCACCGTCTGTTTTATCTCGTACGCAATCAGGTACGGCTCCTAACATAATCACTATTCCAGGTACGAATGTTGAGGTTCAGGCTATAGCGCCTGCACAGAATGTGGCACCTTCGGGACCACAAAACTCGGGGCTTGGTTCTTTGGGTGCGGGTGGTACGTTTGTACAACCTACGCAAAGTAGTGTCCCGTTGCTCTCCGCACCGTCTGATACTGATTCGGCACCGAATGTGGATACATCCTCACCTAGTCTAACTGCGTCGGAGATCTTGCAGAACGAGGTTGATATTATCACGACGGACACGAACACTTCGGTTGAGGACGCGAAAGCGGGGGCGGCGAGTCTGTCTCTGATTGAAACGGCTCAATCTGCGGGTGCGAATGTACAGAATGGCGACAGCCGAGCCAAGGTTGAGCAGGAACTAGGTATAATTACTGAGTCCCAGCCTGAAGCAGGCACAGGTTCGTTGGATGCCGCGGCGGCGTCGTCACAAACTAAACTTCCGGAAGTTGATGTAGGTTTGATTAATCAAACACCGCAAGTTGATTTACCTGCGGGAGTTGGTTCATTGGATGCTGCGGTGGCATCGTCTCAGCCGGATCCAGCGTTGTCGGATATAATTACGAGTCAGACAGACCTCTCTAACGTGGATGTAAGCAATATTAACGCAAGTCCCGATCTTCCTTTAGGTGTAGGATCTTTGGACGCGGCGGTTGCTGCTTCTAGTCAGAACTTAACCCCTGAAGGTATTATTAGCCTTGAGGTTGCTGAAACAGGTGCCTTGTCGAATGCGACGGCTCAAAAACTTGCAACAGAAAACAATCTGTCTATGCAGGATGTAGTAAACATGGCTGAAAATGCTATGGGGTTAGAGGCTTCTCAAGCTACAGGTCCGAAGACGGAAGTAGATGTAGCCGCTACTGTTGAGGTTGATGACTTATCGGTTGGTGGTACAGCGATGGCTGCGGGTCAGCAGGGGGCCAACACTGCAACAGAAGAGTTTGTGTACGAGGGTCAGGTCTTAGAGCCCGACGGCAGCGTGACGGTTGATGTTGAAGAGCCTATTGACACCTCAGAAATTATTGATGGCACTGTTTTGTCTAGAGATGTAACCGTCTCAGAGCCTATTGACACCACAGTAGAGACAAGTATTCCCGTGGAGACAACGACTAACGTCCCTGTTGATACTTCCGTTACCACCAACGTCCCTGTTGATACTTTCCCACCGGATGCGGACGATGACGTTGACGATGACGTTGAAGTTGAAGTTGACGATGACGTTTTTGTTGAAGTTGACGAGCCAAGTGGTCCAGTCGATGACGATGACGACGATGTAGTGGTGGATATTAACGACGACGACGACGACGACGAAGTTGACGAACCTTCCGACGAAGCTCCGTTTGAATGCCCAGAAGGGTACGAAGCGATTCAAATTAACGACGAGTGGCGTTGTCAGCGTCTAGAAGAACCCGCAAGAATGCGTCCAACTGGTGGATCTTACTACCAGCCTCGCACACCGTCTCCGGCATCCAAGGCAAAAGCCTATAGGTTTCGATAATGAACTTACACGCACTTCCAGAGGACGCGTTAAAAGAGATACTTGCGCTTACGGAAGCGAAGAAGAAGCTAGATCTTCGTGAAAAAGCTCAAGATCATTTCATGCCGTTTGCTCACCATGTGTACGAAAACTTTATTGAGGGTCGGCACCACAGGGTTATCGCGGAGAAACTTGAGCTTGTAGCACAAGGAAAGCTCAAACGTCTCATAATTAACATGCCACCTCGGCATTCCAAGTCAGAGTTTGCGTCGTTTCTGATGCCAGCTTGGTTCTTAGGGCGCAACCCAAAGCTCAAGATTATACAAGCTACACACAACACAGAGCTTGCGGTACGTTTTGGGCGTAAGGTTAGGGATCTTATCGATGATCCAGCGTACAAAGAGGTGTTTCCAGAGACGAATTTAAAAGAGGACAACAAAGGTGCTGGTAAATGGCAGACTGATAAGGGCGGTGAATACTTTGCTGCGGGTGTTGGAGCGGCTGTTACGGGGCGTGGTGCGGATTTATTCATTATTGACGATCCGCATTCGGAACAAGATGCGTTAAGCGAGAGCGCATTTGACAATGCGTACGAATGGTACACGTCTGGTCCTCGACAGCGTCTACAACCAGGCGGTTCTATCATTTTGGTCATGACAAGATGGGGTAAAAAAGATCTAACGGGCCGATTAATCGCTGCGCAGGGTAGCGATATCCTGTCAGATCAGTGGGAAGTTGTGGAGTTTCCGGCTATTTTGCCCTCAGACAAGGCTTTGTGGCCTGAGTTCTGGGAAAAAGACGCGCTGTTAGGGATTAAAGCCTCGCTTCCTGTGTCCAAATGGAATGCTCAGTGGCAACAACAGCCAACGTCGTCGGAATCTGCGATAATCAAGCGGGAATGGTGGAGATCATGGGAGCAGGAAAAGATACCTCCCGTAAAATATATATTGCAATCGTATGACACGGCCTTTTCTAAGAAGGAAACAGCCGATTATTCTGCTATCACGACGTGGGGGATTTTTGAGCCTGAAGAAGGCGGTCCCGACAACATAATTATGATGGACGCTCGACGTGGGCGTTGGAACTTTCCTGAACTAAAGGAGATAGCCTTTGAAGAACACGAATACTGGGAACCAGACATGGTGCTGGTCGAAGCGAAAGCGACGGGTACACCGCTCATTGACGAGTTGCGGCTCCGTGGTATTCCGGCATTGGGCTTCTCTCCTGGCAAAGGCAGGGATAAAGTGACAAGGATGCACATGGTTGCCCCGCTATTTGAGGCGGGGATAGTGTGGGCACCTGACGACCAGAAATTCGCAGATGAAGTAATTGAGGAAGTTGTTTCATTTCCTAATGGTGACTATGACGATTTTTGTGATAGTATGACGTTAGCATTGATGCGTTTTAGGCAGGGTGGTTTCATTTCCCTGGAAAACGAGGACGACGGGAGCGATTTTGTTCCTAGTAGACGGGAGTATTACTGATGGCACTGCCACCACAACCAATGGGTTCGATAGTAGATGCGGGACAAATGCAGGGTGGGGTTGATGAGAATCTTCCATCGGTAGACGTTTCCGTATTACAACCAGAAGATTTTGCTGGAGGGGCAGAGGTTATCCGTCAAGAAGACGGTTCCGCTGTAGTTCAGGCTTTGGCTGACATGATTGAGCAGGCTGAAGCTGAAGCTCCCATGGAGCATAACGCTAACTTAGCGGAGTTTCTAGACGAGGGTTACCTTGGAGAGTTGTCTTCGGAGTTGCGGTCAGCGTATGAGGACGATCAGGAGTCTCGATCTGATTGGGAGCAAGCCTACACGAAAGGCTTAGACCAGTTAGGCGTTAAGATTGTAGAGCGTACAGAGCCGTTTCAGGGCGCGAGTGGAGTAACACACCCTCTGATAGCTGAGAGCGTCACACAGTTCCAAGCACAGGCGTACAAAGAGCTTCTGCCAGCGGGTGGTCCCGTGGCAACCCAGATACTTGGAAAGCAGGACCCTGAACGTGAGGCTCAAGCCCAGCGTGTTAAGAATTTCATGAACTACAACATTATGGAAGTGATGGAAGAGTACGATCCAGATATGGATCAACTACTGTTCTATTTACCGTTGTCGGGTTCTACATTTAAGAAAGTTTACTACGACGAAGCGAAGCAGCGTCCTGTTGCTAAGTTTATTCCGGCTCAAGATTTGGTTGTGCCGTATCATGCGAGTGATTTACAGACCAGTCCGCGAGTAACGCATGTTCTTCGCATGGACTTCAACGAGGTTCGTAAAATGCAAGTCGCGGGTTTCTACCGCGAGGTTGACTTGCAGAGCAGTGATGCTGGTGCGGATGAGGTTCGTGAAAAGGTAGACGAAATACAGGGTACAAGCAAAACGTACTCGGATGACGTGTACACATTGCTGGAGATGCATGTTGACTTAGACCTTGATGGCTTTGAGGACATGTCCCCTGACGGTGAGCCTACGGGTATTCAGTTACCTTACATTGTGACCATTGATCAGGAGTCGGGCGAAGTATTAGGTATTCGCCGGAACTTTGAGGAGGGCAGTGAGTTAGCGAAAAAGCAGCAATACTTCGTCCACTACAAATTTATGCCAGGTCTTGGGTTTTATGGGTTTGGTTTAATCCACATGATTGGTGGCTTGGGACGTGCTGCGACGAGTATTCTCCGTCAGTTGATCGACGCTGGCACTCTGGCTAACCTTCCGGCTGGTTTTAAGGCCCGTGGAGTGCGTGTACGCAATGATGATGAGCCACTACAGCCTGGAGAGTGGAGGGACATTGACGCGCCTGGTGGGAACATCAGGGACTCTATTATCCCACTGCCTTACAAGGAGCCATCAGCCACGCTTGCGCAGTTGCTTGGCGCATTGATCGAGGGTGGTCGTAGGTTTGTATCGTTAGCTGATCAACAGGTCAGCAATATGAACCAAGAGACACCTGTTGGTACGACAATGGCGATGTTAGAGCGCGGCATGAAAGTTATGTCCGCGATTCACAAGCGCCTGCACTACGCACAGAAAACAGAATTTAGGATTTTGGCGCGAATCATCGCAGAAAACCTACCTCCCGAATATCCTTACGAGGTTGCGGGAGCCGAGCAGACGGTCAAGGCAGAAGACTTTGACAGACGCGTGGACATTATTCCTGTTAGCGATCCAAACATCTTTTCTATGGCTCAACGGGTGACTCTAGCTCAGACACAGTTGCAGTTGGCACAGTCCAACCCTCAGATGCACAACCTACATGCGGCATATCGACGCATGTATACTGCGCTCGAGGTACAAAACATAGATGAAATACTACCTCCACCGCCTCAACCCAAGGCTATGGACCCAGCGTTGGAAAACGCCCGTGGTTTAATGGGTCAGTTGTTGCAGGCATTTCCTGATCAAGATCATGACGCGCACATTCAAATACATGTGATGTTTATGAAAACACCGCTCGTGTCTACATCTCCGCAAGTAATGGGAACATTTTACGCTCACTTACAGGAGCATATAGCAATGAAAGCCCGTCAGATGGTCATGCAAGAAATCCAGGGGCTAATTAGTCAGGTGCAGTTAAATGCTCAGATGGGTGCTGTTGATCCTATGCAGGCGCAACAAAAGATCCAAGAGGTTCAGCAGCAGATGCAGAACCCCGCAGAAGTCGAGAAGTTGGTTGCCATGCAGGAAATGCAGATCATGCAGAAGACACTCGCGGAGATTACGCCGCAAGGGCAGAATGCAATGGATGATCCTTTAGTTCAGATACGCATGCAAGAGCTTGCCCTCAAACAGCAGTCGGAACAACGCAAATCGGAGATGGACCAAGCGGACATGATGATGGATGCCGCGAGACTACAACAACAAGCGGCAACAGACGCTGCGCGAATTGAAAGTTCAGAGGAAATTGCGGATAATCGAAATGAAGTCAATCGTGAGCGCATTGCTGTGCAGAGACAAAACGTGTTGAGGAGGGGATGACGTGCCTTTAAAAAAGGGTAAGTCACAAGATGTTATCAGCCAGAACATCAAGACTGAAATGGCTGCTGGAAAACAGCAAGATCAAGCTGTTGCTATCGCTTTGAGTAAAGCGGGTAAGCGTAAGTATTCTTCTGGCGGCACGGTCAACAAGCGGTTTAGCCCAATAGCCCGACCCCAGAGGTTTGTCGGAGAGTTCTAATACCGGAACCCTCCCCCAGCCAAAGTGGGTGTGAACATGATTGATCCGATTACGGCTATGGCAGCTGCCAGCGCAGCATACTCAGGCATAAAAAAAGCCGTATCCGTTGGTCGTGAAATCAGTGGAATGGCTGGCACGATCTCGCAGTGGAGCAAGGCCGTAAGCGACTTAGACTTCTTAGAGAAAAAAGCTCAGAAGCCTCCAATGTATAAGATGTTCAGTGACACACAAGCCACTGCTTTGGATCTTTGGTCCCAAAAACAGAAATTAGCAGAAATGCGGGAGGATCTCCGCGCTCATATTTCTTGGCATTATGGCCCATCCGCTTGGGATGAAATTGTGCGTATTGAGGCTCAACAGCGTAAAGAACAACGCGAACTTGTGTACAAAAAACAAGAATTTATAGACAACTGCATCAACTGGACAGTGGGCATTTTAGCTTTGTTTGCAGGGACAGGAGTTTTGCTTGTAGTTGTTTACCTTCTAGGCGCAAAACAAGGGAAGTGGTAGTGTGGTTTTTAATTTGGTTCGCATTCACAAACAACAGGCTAGAGCATTATCAACTGGAACAATTTCCCACAGAAAACGAATGCGAAGCAAAAAGAGAAGAGGCGAAAGTGTTGATTAGAACACTTACAACTGCGGTGTACTGCTTTGAGATTATACCGAAACAAGAGGGGTGATTACGTTGTGTATGACAAAGCAGGAAAAGTTGTTATAATAACGTATCACAAAGGGTACGCGATTGCGTACGCAAGGAGTATAGAGGATGGCAACAAAGCTAGATGAATGGAAAGTTCTGCCGCGTCTAATGATGCTGGTGACAACCATTATGTATATACGCTGCCTTGAGTGGGCGCTATCGCAACCTGACTTGTCGGTATCACAGGCGGGTCTAATATCAGTCGTAACTGGAGCCTTTACGGGAAGTTTCGGCATCTGGATGGGTAAGGAGTCTAAGTAATGATGACATTATTGGGTAGCCTGCTGGGTTTTGGCAGTTCGTTTCTCCCAGAAGTTTTAAACTTCTTTAAGGCGGGGCAAGAACACAAACAAAAGATGGAGAGCATGAAGCTCGAAATGGAGCTTATGAGTAGACGATCTGAGCTTCAGTTAAACATGCTGGACAAGCAGGCAGACATCAAAGAGACAGAGGGGCTATACAAACATGATAGTATCGACGCTGGAGGCTTTGTTAACGCACTTAGGGGGTCTGTCCGTCCTGTCATCACTTATGCTTTTTTTGGCCTATTCGTTGCCGTACAAGTCGTAATTATGGTTAAAGTTATGGACGAAGGTGGTGACTGGGCTTCCGCTGTTACGCTAATGTGGACGCCAGAAACGTCTGGTTTATTTGCTGCCATCATGTCTTTCTGGTTCGGAAACCGCGCCGTCTCTAAGTATTTGGGGACAAAGAAGTAATGGAAAACGTGAAGCTCCCTTTAGCCTTAGTGGCAGCAATGGCGGTGCAACTTGCCGCTGGTGTTTGGTGGGTTAGTCAACAGGCCGCTACTATTGCCAACCTCGAAGAGATTGTTGGTGAGATCGGTTCTAGGATGGCGATTGAGGACAACGTAAACCTCAAGCGTGACGTGCAGTCTAATGCCGAGGGAATCGAAGATGTTTGGGACGACATAGATGAGATGTGGGATGAAATAGCTAACTTAGCTAACTCCATCGGTAAAGTGACTGCGTTACAGCAACGAGTGGCCCTGATTGAAAACGATCTAAAATACATTTCCCGCGACCACATGGGTGTCATAGATATGAAAGGTGGAATGAGATGACTTTTAAACTATCACAGCGCAGCTTGGACAAGATGGAAGGCGTAGATACGCGTTTAGTCGCCGTTGCAAAAGCTGCTATAGGCCATACAAAAACCGACTTTGGTGTAATCTGTGGGATACGAACCATCGGAGAACAGCGTGAACTCGTTAACAAGGGCGCGTCTAAAACGATGAAATCAAAGCATATTGAGGGCCGCGCTCTGGACCTCATGGCCTATATTGGATCGCGTGGATCGTGGGAACTTAACCTGTACGACGACCTTGCAGATGCTATAAAACAGGGTGCTATCGACGTGGGTGTAGCTGTGCGATGGGGTGCCGCTTGGCATATAAATGACATCCGTGAGTGGGATGGAACGATGGAAGAGGCTATGAACGCCTATGTTGACCTACGTCGCAGTCAAGGAAAGCGCCCTTTTATCGACGGTCCACATTTTGAGATAATGGACTAAACTGTTGGTATGGTGTAGTACCTTAGTAAATGGAGACCTCTGATGCCTACAATTATGATAAGTATATTACCGGATGGCATTCCGGTAGATAAAATGGAAGAGAACGACAGTGGAAAAAGTTGTCCGTTGCCTACTCAAGACGAAGATCTGAACATGGAAAACAGGGACATGGCAGAGTACCAATACAACTACCGTGGCCCTAACACCTCAACAGCATTCAGGAACGATGAGTCTTGTGGTGCCTGTGGGATGTACAATCAAACTGAAGACATGATGGACTGCATCGGGGATGAATCCGGAAGCACAGGGTATTGCCAACTACTAAAGTTTGTGTGTAGTAGTGAAAACACATGTGATGAGTGGGTTGACGGTGGCCCAATCACATCCGATATGCAAGAAGAATATAAGGACAACCTATAATGGATGTTGTCGAGTTGGCAAAATACCTGTATAAGAAAATTGAAGAGCGTCAGAATGACATATCTGCCGCGATTTCTCACGGCTCAGTGCAGAGTTGGGAGCAGTACAAAATGTCTGTTGGAGAGATACGGGGCCTTTCCTTCGCAAAAGACGAGATAAAATCCCTGCTGGAGAGAAACGTAGACGATGTCGAAGACTTTATATCTTCCTGAACATGTCGCGCAGAAAGTCAACAAGGACAAAGATGCTGCAAAAGCAGACACATCTTCCGTCGCTGTAGATAGCGCGTATGTGACCGCAAAGGATCGAGTGTTAGATCCTTCCCTTTTAGAAAAACCATTGCTTGAACGTCTCCCGCAACCAACAGGTTGGCGGGTTTTAGTTATGCCGTACCAAGGCAAAGCTAAGACATCTAGCGGTTTGTACATTCCTGACGAGGTACGAGAACGAGAGTCGGTTGCTACTGTTGTAGCATACGTCCTCAAGAAAGGACCCCTCGCGTATAAGGACCCCGACAAGTTTGGAAAAAACGAGGCACCATGGTGCGAAGAAGGTCAATGGGTATGTATAGGTCGTTATTCAGGTTCACGGTTTAAGATCGAAGGTGGAGAGGTTCGTATAATCAATGATGATGAAGTCATTGCTACGATCCTTGAGCCCGACGACGTAAAACAAATTTAGGGGTAAAAACATGGTAGACGAAAACCAATCGGTGGAAGAAGAACAAGAAATTGTAGTTGATCAGGTTGATGACTCCTACTCCAAGTCTGACGAGAAAATGCAGGT